GATTGTTTGCTTCTACATAGATATAATGGTCTATCTAATCCATTTATATGATTATAAGCTATTTTATAAATGTTTTTAGCACCATTAACATCCCTGTTCCATAATCCACAACCGCTCTTACAGCGTAGAAGACCATGTACTAAAGCATAGTTATTTTTCCAAGGTTTTGGGTTTTGTCTTATCATAAACTTCTCACAATCACCACCTTCACAATTACAACATTTACAACTTGTTCTAAACTCATCTATCAAATATGTATCATAACCTGATTTTTTGAATAAAGTTCTAATACCTTTACCCTTGATAGGTTCTTTATATTTCATATGTTTTCTTTGTTCAAAATCACCAAAACATACCACAACATTATTAGTATCTCCAAACATCTTCTTAAACTTGTTAATCATCTTTTGTTCGCTTCTTACTCTATTGATATACCCATTAAGTTTTAACTTCCTGAATACATATCTTTCATAGAACTTAAACAGCTTATTATTGATTTCATTTTTCTTTTGGATATATTCTTTATACCTATTGATGTTTAATGACTTTTTATTATATTGTGATATTTCAGTTTCATATTCTGTAATCGTTTTACCATCAATCCTTTCTTTCTTAAAGTCTAAAACCAGTTTGTTATACTTTTTACATTTAGTTTCCTTTCTTCTACTATCTTGTGTATATCTATATGTGTTAGCATCTTTACAACATCCATCAACACAATAAATAATATCACACTTACCAGGGTCTATTGCTACTATCTTTTTATTTTGTAGGTGAGAATAATCATCAAGTTCATTAATATATAACTCTTTAGATGAAGTTGTATTTTTTGGTTTAGAAAACTTATCTATCAAATCATTTCTAATAAGCAATATAGAACAACTTATACCATCTGTTTCTATCATATGATGAAATGAATAGCCGTCTCTTTTGAAACATTTGCGTTGTGTTCTAAAGAAGAAATCCCATATTTCAGGTTTCTTCTTTTTCAGATTACCCTTTGTCAAATAGTCATCTTTAATCCCTTGTTCTTTTCGTAGTAGTAGATTAACTATTGTTGTACTATCAAGAGTAATATGCTTTGGTATAATATCAGTTCGTAATGGAAAAACATTCTTAATACTTACATCTTGTTGTTCTATGTATTTCATCATATAAATCATACAAGGTAGATAATCAAATTGTTTAGTGTGAATATCATAATGAATTCTATCTTTAGTAAATTGTTTGTTTGGTATAATATGTTTTTTGATATCATTTATCCAATTATGATAAATAGGATGTGATTTATATTGCTTTGTTTCAACATTTAGAATATCATTTTTAATATGCCTCAATTGACAACATAATTTATTAATTCTATTATCCTTTTCTTTTTTAGTAATATTCAATCTTTTAATTTTATCTACAATATATTTCTTCTTCCAATATACATTAACAAAACGCTCTATATATTCTATATAATGAAGTTGAATGTTATTTTTATACATGGTAATGATATCGTCCGCTAAATAGTCTAATATAGTATTCATATGTGTATATTTTAGACTATCATCTTGCCTTAATGGTTTATAATGCTCTTCATAAAATGATTGTAGATTATCTTTAAGATTTTTAGTTTTATCAGATGGTGGTCTTCCAGAACTTCCTTTGACACATATAATTTTTAGACAATTAACCACAAAAGAATGGTCTATTTCAGGTAATTTATTGTGATTGTTATAGTAGTCTAATAGATATAGCTTCATAAACATAAGTCCATGAATTACAATATGATGAGCTCTCATAACAGCATCATTAATTTTAGGAAGATTTATTTCAGGTTGTTTTATGATATACTTGATAGGCACTTTGACCCCTTTGAAAAAGTCAGGAGGCTTCTCCTTAATGTTATTCATCTATTATAAGGGTTAGATAAATATTTTTTGTATATGCGTGTTAATATATAATATATATGAGTTATCTTTATATAGATTTCATAAAAATGAGTAATGAAATGATTTAGAATAACTGTGGATATTTTGATGTGAATTCTTCCCATTGTTGTCTTATTGATGGGTCTTTCATAATACATTTATTATTTATATAATTCTGCTTTTGAGTTAATATCCAACAACCAAGTTGTTTTATTACTTTTATTTTATCAGTTGATGATGGTGTCTTGCCTTTATCTACAATATATTTTTCTACATCCTTCATTGTATCAGTCCATTTTTCTTCATTTGTTCTAAATAAACTTTTATATTTATTAACAAAGGCTTCCCATTGTTTTCGTATTAATGGGTCTGTCATAATTTTTGATGAACTTAAATAATTTGATTTCTGGGATTGTACCCAGCATCCCAATTTTTTGATTTCATCATTTATACCACATCCTGGTGGTAATTTGTTATTTTTAATAATGTATTTTTCAGCTTGTTCAAGATTATCTTTCCAAATTTGAATATTGGATTTGAATAATTCAGAGTTAAGAATTACAAATTTTTCCCATTCTGTTTTTATAGCAGGTTCAGTCATGATATTTTTGTTTTGTTTATAATTCTGTTTTTGAGAACTAATCCAGTTAGCTAACTGTTGATTAGCACTATCTCTTTCTTCGTTTGATGGTAACCGCTTATTTAATTCAATATATATTTTGAGAGAATTCAAATTATCCATCCAAATTTCATAATTGCTTCTAAACAAGTCAGAATGTTCTGTTATCAATTGTTCCCATTTTGATTTAATTTCATGATTTTCTTTCATTATATATGTATGATTTTTATAACTTTTTTTTTGAGTTCGTATCCATCTATATAATGTTTTGAATTTAGCATCTTCACTTGATGGTAGCTTATTATACTTTTGAATATGTTCTTTTAGTTTGTTAAAATTAAACAACCATATTTCTTCATTTGTCATAAATAATGTTTGATATTCATTAATCAAATTTTCCCATTCCTTTCTTATTTTTTCTTCTTTCATAATTTCTTTTTTTAAACTGTAGTTTCTCTTTTGAACTCCTAACCATATACCTACATCTTTATCATTTTGATTTTTTTCACTACATGTTGGTAGCTTATTATGTTTTCTTATAAACTCTTTTAATTGATTTAATCTACTATACCACCATTCTTCATTTGTCATAAATATTTTGAACTTATGTTTATTAATAAATTGTTCCCATAATGCTTTTAGTTCATCCTTTTGAATTATATAAATATTAGTTTTATAATTTTCATTTTGATGATATAACCATTTTGCTAATTTCTTTGTTTCATTATTTTTATCACTTAATGATGGTGTCTTTTTGTTTTCTATTATGTATTTTTCTGCTAATTCTAAATTATCTTTCCATAATTCTTCGTTAGTTTTGAATAAATATTCATATTTATCCATAAATTTTTGCCATAATAGTCTAATTTCTTTATTTTTATTTATCAAACCTTGTCTATTTTCTCTTCCTTTATAATTTAATTTTTGTTCTTCGACCCACTTTCCTAAACTCTTTATTTCTTTATTTTTATTTTCACTAGATGGTAATTTATTATATTGTTCTACATAATCATATAGCATCTTCAAATTATCTTTCCATTTATCTTCATTTGTTTTGAAATATTGAGAGTATTTTTCAATGAATTCTTCCCATTGTTTTCTAATATTTTCATTCTTCATTATAGGATCATTATTCATATATGATTTTTTTTGAGAAGAAATCCATCTTCCCAATTTTGTACTATCATAAGGTGGCAACTTCCCATGTTCCTTAATATATTCTTCTACCATATCAAGCTTCTCTTCCCAACTATACATCTTAAACTCCTTGACACCAACAATACAATTACTCAATAATACCTTATCATTTTCTACTAATTCTATCTCTTTATCTTCTTTACTATGATAGAAATTAACAGCATTCACTTTAATTTTATCCTTAAACATTATATCATATTCTTTAATTGATGATAATGTTTCTAATATCTCTTCATATGCTTCACACCAGATATATACATTAGCAATCTTATAAGGATTATTCTTATCTGTTCTTGTTGCTCTGCTTATTCTTTGGATTGTAGTAATTTTGTTTTTAGGAGCATAGCTGATGTAAATGCTATCACAAGCTGGTATATCAATACATTCATTCAATATTCTGATATTGAATAGCAGTTGTATTTTGTCATCATTATTGGCAAAGCTTTCTAATACACTTCTCCTCCTTTTCTCACTATCTTCGCAAGAAATGCTTTGCATTTCAACATCCATAATGTAAAAGTTATTTAATGTATTCATATATTCCATCATAGCTTTCATATCATCTGTATCTTTACAATAGACTATACACTTCCTTGAGCCATTATTTGATATACAAGAATACAAGAACTTACATCTATTTTTAATTTGATTATCAACTTTGTAAATTGATAGTTCTTTATCAAGTTCTTCATTATTTTCGTGTATAGAAGGTAGCCATATTTTATAATCAGTAATATACTTATTGGAAATAGCAGTAGTAAATGTCATCTGATAAACAACTTCTCCAAACAAATATTCTGTATCATAGCTTTCGTTATCATCATACTCAATATCATAAATTCTTGGAGTAGCTGACATAAATAATATCTTATGGTCTGATGTCAATAACTTAAATATATTGTTTTCATCATCAGATATATTTGCTTTTGATAGATTATGAAACTCATCTATAATAAATAAGGCATCTTTAAATAAATCCAAACATTCTGAAATCAAGTCCATAGAATTATAAGTACAAGATATCAATACATTTTCATGGTCTTTAATAAACTCCTTAATGCTATCAATATCTCTATTACCATCAGTATCAACTAATAATGTGTTTTTCTTATTATATCCATATTCAACAAACCTATTTAAGTTCTGACTTGCGAACTCCCTTAATGGTGATAAGATTACTATGTGCTTATAATCATTAGAAATCAAATAGCTTGTATAAGTCTTGCCACAGCCACATGGAAGAGATAAGATACATCGATTATTAGTCTGATAATGTACTTTGATTTTAGCAACTGCTTCAGTTTGATAAGCATAAGGAATTATTTCAGTCTTAATATTTTCTTTAACAATATTACTATCTTCATAAGGCAACTTAACAAAATAAATCTTATTATCATCAGAAACTTGTAATAGTTTATCTATTTTAGCGCTACAATCTATATTTACAACATAAGGACTTATTTTAGCAGTATATCTGATGTTTCTTGATAAGCAATTTGTATAGTAAATAAAGGTATTTGCATCTCGTAAGAAATTACTTCTCATCATAATACCTGAAATGTCATCTACACACAAACCATTATTATAACCATTTTTACATTGGACTATAGAACATTTATCATTCTCAATTTGTATGATGTCAATTCCAATATCTTTATGATTATGTAAATATCCTTCTTTCATATATTTTCTTAATAATCTCATATCATTATGAGAGTGTATAAGATTGTTAGAAATCAATATGTTTTCAGGACATTCATTCCATAGATAAGCATTTTTACCAAGTTGTTGCATAATAAAGCTCTTAACATATTTTTCATATAACAGACCTTTCTCTTGGTTGTTCATAATGATATATGTATATTATATACTATTATAGTCAATTTTTTATATCTTGCCTATCTGCTACTTTTTTGATAAAATAATACTTCTTTGTCCTGATGGGTTTAGGTTCTATTTTAATTTTGTATTCAGTGCTCAATATTTGGTACTCATCTTTCAATAGATGACGAATAATTGATAAATAAGGTCTCTTAATCTTTTCAGGACATGATATTGCTGTTATAGTACTCATAGAAAAATAAGTATGTATCTTTGGTAAGAAGTTCATAATCTGTTCTTGTAGTTCTTTATTTATATCTAATTCGTGTAAGATAAGAGAATTATCTTCATTTAAGTTCAAAACATTTATCAATTCATCCTTTATCTGTCTCTGTTGTTCAGCATACAATTCTGTTTTTAGTCGCATAATGATGCTATAATCTTATATTTATATACAATATGTTCTTATGTTGTTTTATATAATTTAGGTTTTCTGTATCTGGTTGATAATTTTCTTTTGTATTGTCTCAAACTTTCCTTATTATAAGCATTATCAAAATAGTTTTTATAATTTTCTTTTCTTACCATCTTAATAGCATTTTTGATTTCTTCATTCAATTCATCATATTTCAATACCTTCTTACTCAACTTAAGATAATGCTTTATTTGGTTGAAGTAATTTTCTATAGGGCTGTTTGTTGTTGGGGTATATGGAATGCTAAATAAATATTTATTACCACTATTGATAATAGCATCTTTCACAAACTGATTATTATGACTTCCAGCATTATCTAATATGATTAGATTGTCTTTGTATTTACTAAAGACATGTTCTTGTAAGAAATCTACAAATCTTTCTTTTGTCATACCTCCTTGCTGATATAGTTTAGAACCAACGCATCCAGAGTTATTGATTGCTACCAATAATGTAAATTTTCTGAATACATAGTTATCATCTGTTTTCACAATACACTTCTGACCTAACTGACATCTACTATATTCTAACATCATGGAAGGTTGTATGAAAGTTTCATCTAAACAAATTATTTTATCAATAGGATATTTACTAACCTCATTATAGAATTTGTCTAACTCTTGCTGTTTATTAACTTCTACACCATATCTTGTAGCAGGAAAATGTTGATGTTTAGTTCTCTTTCTTGTTTTATTGTTGTCTCTTAATACCTTTCCCAAATGCTGTGATGTAATATCAAATGATGAGTATCTATCAATCAATAGTTTCCTTAATTCAGTCATAGTAATCTGTTCGTTTTGTTTTAGTAAGTGAATAGCATATTTTACTTGCTCTTTTGTTATTTTATATGATATAGAAGGTCTATTAAGTCTTTCCAGATGTTTATCTTTCTTGTATTTCATAACCCATCTTCTCAAAGAGGTCTTCTTACAATCAAAAATATTACATACATCATCTAAACTTTCATGATTTTGTAAATAATATTTAACAGCTGTAATCTTATAGTCTTGTGTTTTATGTTTCATAATAATACACAATAAAAAATAAATATTTGTGCCATTTTAAATCTTCAAGGATTTAAACCGTTGAAGATTTATAATAGCACAAAAAATACCATTATAAATCTTCAACTGTTTAAATTTTCTTTTATGTTATTAGATAGTACTTAATAAAATGAGTAAAGAAAAAGAAGTAGATATAAAAAATGTTAATACTCCTGGTATTTTTGATAATATAACTAATTCTACATCTTCTATTTTT